GAATTAGCTGATCATTTTGATCGCATGAATAAAGTAGTTTCAGAACTACTTAAAGGCAATAATCCAACTCAGATAGCAACAATAACTGGATTTAAAAGGGCAGAAGTTGTTGAACTAATTGATGAGTGGAAAAATGTCGTACACAATGATCAAAGTTCTAGAGAACGTGCAAAAGAAGCTATCTCTGGAGCGGATCAGCATTATGCAATGCTTATTAAAGAAGCCTGGAACACCGTTGAAGAGGCAGATAGACAAGGCCAACTAAATGTTAAGGCCAACTCTCTTAAACTTATTGCAGACATAGAAACAAAAAGAATTGGCATGCTACAGCAGGTTGGTTTGTTGGATAACGCAGAACTTGCTGGGCAAATTGCAGAAACAGAAAAGAAGCAAGAAATTCTTGTTGGCATATTAAAAGAAGTTACGGCATCATGTCCTAAGTGTAAAATGGATGTTGCTAAAAGACTTTCTCAAATAACAGGAGTTGTTGAGCCAGTAGTTATAAATACAGAGGAAGCCAGTGGATCTTAATTTTAATGATCTCATTGATATCCTAGACGGAGAGGAATTTGATGAAAGACCAGTCGATTTACGAACATTTGTTACGTCACCAAATTACCTTGGCCTCCCTCCACTTTCGGAGCACCAGTATACACTCATTGAGAAGAGCAGCCAGATCTACAAAGAGTCAACACTAATAAAACTTTTTGGAGAGACAGAGGGGCAGCGTAGATTTAAACAAACATGTAATGAAGTTATTGCACAGTTGGGTAAGGGTAGCGGAAAAGATTATTGTTCAACTATATCTGTAGCATACATAGTTTATTTACTTCTTTCTCTTAAAGATCCTGCTACATACTATGGAAAACCATCTGGCGACTCAATAGATATTTTAAATATTGCTATTAACGCACAACAGGCAAACAATGTTTTCTTCAAAGGATTTAGAACAAGAATTAGCAAATCCCCTTGGTTTGTTGGCAAGTATACAGAAAAAGCTTCTGAAATTAAATTTGATAAAGGCATAACAGTACATTCTGGACACTCAGAAAGAGAAGCATGGGAAGGATATAACGTAATAGTAGTTGTCCTTGATGAAATTTCTGGATTCTCTATTGAAAATACTACTGGTCATGACCAAGCAAAAACTGCTGATGCTATATATGAAATGTATAGAGGTTCCGTAGATTCTCGTTTCCCTGACTTTGGAAAAGTAATTCTTTTGTCTTTCCCTAGATTTAAGGGAGATCCAATACAAAAATTTTATGAAAATGTCATTGCTGAAAAAGAAACCATAATTAAAAAACATAAGTTTAAGATGGACGTTGATTTGCCAGACGGAGTTGAGGGTAATGAATTTGAAATTGAATGGGAAGAGGATAACATTATTTCATATAAAGTCCCTAAAGTTTTTGCAATTAAAAGACCGACATGGGAGATTAATCCTACAAGATCTTTAGAAGATTTTAAGATTCCCTTTTATAAAAACGGACTAGATGCCCTTGGTAGATTTGCATGTATGCCACCAGAAATGGTTGACGCATTTTTTAAATCAAGAGAAAAGGTTGAAAAAGCTTTTAATAAAGCTCATCTTGCAGTAGACAGCTTTGGAAGACTTGAAGAGTGGTTTATTCCAGATCCAGAAAAAGAATACTTTATCCATGTTGATCTAGCTCAAAAACATGACCATTGTGCAGTAGCAATGTCTCATGTTAATAAATGGGTAAACGTAAAGGTTACTGATACATACTCTCAACCAGCCCCAGTTGTAGAAGTAGACGCTGTAAGGTTCTGGACACCAACTCCAGATAAATCAGTTGATTTTACTGAAGTTAAAGACTACATCCTTGCGTTAAAAACAAGAGGATTCAGAATTAGAATATGCACATTTGATAGATGGAATTCTCACGATATGATGCAGCAATTAAAAACATATGGAATTAATACAGAAATTTTATCCGTTGCAAAAAAGCATTACGATGACATGGCAATGGTTGTGCTTGAAGAAAGATTGAGCGGGCCACATATACCGCTGCTTATCGATGAATTATTGCAGTTAAAGATTATGCGTGATAAGGTAGATCACCCAAGAAAAGGTTCTAAAGACTTGGCCGATGCTGTCTGTGGTTCAATATTTAACACAATTAGCAGGAGCAGGTTTGACAACAATGAAGAAGTAGAGATTCATACTTATGAATCAATGAGTTATAAAGCAGATTTTGGTGAGCAAAAAGAAGAGGCAATAAACCTTATAAAGCCTCCAAAGGCTATGCCAAATGATTTACAGGATGCAATAGGAAGAATGATGATGCTATGACAAATCTATATCAAGAAAGAGCAAAAGAGTGTAAGTGCTGTGGAAAACATGTCCCATTGCCTACTGTTTTAAGAGAATTTAATGGAATCATGGTATGTCCAACTACATATGCAAACATATTAGAGTATACTAGGATATGGAAGCAAGTTGGTTCTAGGCCAGCTGGAAATATTAGAAAACATTTTTCTGAATATGTACAACAGGTTGTAGAAACATCTATTGACAATATTAGTTCGGAAACGTTATAATGTACCAACGTGGCAATAGCTTAGTTGGTCAAAGCCCCGAACTCATAATTCGGCAATCGTAGGTTCAAGTCCTACTTGCCACACAAGGAGAGAAATGGAAAACAATATGCCAGATTTAGATCGTTATATAGAGATAGGCGCTATAGAGGTTGTTGGGGTAGATGAAAGTGGAGAGTTCATCTTGCAGATAACAGAAGCGGCAAAAGAAATTGCCCCAGAACTATGGGCTGCACACATGAATCATATTGATGAAACTTTGATTGGTCTATATAAAGCTGGACTTATGAAAGTAGAATATGACGACAATCTGGAAGCAACATTTTCTTTAAGTGAAGAAGGAATGGAAGTTGCAAAACAACATGGACTCATTCCAACAGATTTTGAAAAAGATATTCCAAATAATTAGGAGGTAATTATGCCTTGGAAAGTTGAACAGGGTGCTGCTGGATGCAAAGGCTATGCAGTAGTTAAAGAAGATACTGGAGAATTGGTTGGATGCCATGCTAGTAAGACTGCCGCAACAGCGCACATGAAAGCTCTTTATGCCAACGTTACAGAAAAAGCCAACCCATGCTGGGACGGATATGAAATGATTGGTTGGAAAAATAAAGGTGGCAAAAAAGTTCCCAATTGCGTTAAGAGAACTAAAAAGATTTTTAATTAATTATGTAATATAATTATCCTGTAGGCGCTAACCCCCCTACGCATTCGGGCTCGCTACTTTAGGATGATTATGGTTACGGATAAAGGCTGACGAAAGTTGGCCTTTATTCATGCCCTTGTAGCTCAGCGGATAGAGCGAGGCTCTTCTAAGGCCTGCGTCAGAGGTTCGATTCCTTTCAGGGGCGCAAATGCTATAATAGTAATATGAAAAAGACTATAGCCTCAATATCAGCCGTACTGCTAGCCTTGGCGCTAACATCATGCGGCTATCAAGGTAGCTTCCGCTACCCATGTCAAGATCAAGCAAATTGGGATAAAGCAGAATGCAATCCTCCAATTTGTGAATCAACAGGAACATGCAGCAAAGATATTGTTGGTGAAAAAATATGGACAGACTATCAGAATAGTAAGGTAAAAAATGGCTAAAGAAAGATTAACCCCAGCAGATCTTGAGGCAAGATTAAAGTTTATCCTAGGATTAACACTAGGTTCAATTTTGTTTTTAACATCAGTAGGAATTCTATACGGATTGCTTTTTGTATCACAACCAATTGGAGCACAATCAGAAAACGATAAGATGTTTTTCAATGTTCTTGGATCAGTTGCAACATTTATTACAGGAACATTAGCAGGTTTATTGATTGGGCAATCAGGAGCTAAAGATATCATGAAGGCTCAACTTGATAACAAAGAGATGGATGCAAAGAATACGCAAGCAGATAAGAAGCTTGAATCAGAATTATCAATTAACGAGTTAAAAGCTGACGTTGAAGCAGACGAAGTAAGAGCACGTCTTGCTAACAAACCAGATGGTGCTATGCCAGCAGAACAACCAGTTGATACAGATTGGGATAAAGATTAATATGACAGATTTTCCAGTACCAGCAGAAACAGCAAAGGCTCCCGCAGGAACCGCTGCTCGTTTAATTCAAGTTGCAAAGTCTCAAGTAGGATACATCGAGGGACCAAAAGACAACGAGACAAAATATGGAGCGTACACCAAGGCAAATTTCCAACCTTGGTGTGGAAGTTTTGTAAATTGGTGTGCAAACGAGGCAGGAGTCAAGATTCCAAACACAGTATATACACCTGGAGGAGCAGCAGCATTTAAGAAAGCAAACTCTTGGATTGACGGAGATATTGCTGATCCTGAGCCAGGAGATATTGCCTATTTTGATTTCCCCTCTGATGGCGTTGACCGCATTTCTCATGTCGGAATTGTTATTGAGGATAATGAAGACGGGACCGTATGGTGTATTGAAGGAAATACTACTGCAGACGGTAAAAAGGGAAGCCAGAGAAATGGCGGAGAAGCCTGCAAGAAACTACGTGCTTATAAGAAAAACAAAAAGAATGTAATGGTTTCAATTGTAGGATTTGGGCGTCCAAAGTTTAAATCTGGTGGAACGGTAAAACCTGCTGTTGCAGCAGACGGCAAATGCCCAACTTGTGGCAAATAATTTAATCATTTGATATAATAATATACGGGTCGCCATTAGGGGCCCGTATATTAATTTATTCGCTTAAAGGAGGAATAAAATGGTAACACAATTCGCAATGGATTTTTTTAATGATCCATTTTTTATAGGGTTCAATCGTGATTTTGACAAGTTGTCAAGAATCCACACCCACGCTTCAGGCACAAACTATCCACCATATAACGTAATTACAACAGACGATGAAGATAAATTCTTTATTGAGCTGGCGGTTGCGGGATTTGCTAGAGAAGACCTTGATGTTTCAATTAAGGAACAAGTCTTGACCGTAAAGGGAGAGATCAAGGATTCTAAGGATGAGACTAAATACGCTCATCGTGGAATTGCTACCAGAAAATTTATCCGTGAATTTGCTCTTGCAGAATTCATTGAGGTAACTGGTGCGGTTGCGGAAAACGGTATGCTCAAAATTTCATTAGAGCGTATTGTTCCTGAAGATAAGAAACCTAAAACAATCAAAATCAAGTAATACTAGACAATGCTACCCCATTGGGGTATAATTGTATTGTGCACCGCTTAGTTCGGGCATAAGGGCCCTGGGCACGGCCAAGTAAACTGCCCATTTAATATTGGAGAACAATGGAAATAATTGATCTAAAAGAGCCAGACGTTTTAATTATTAAAAATTTTTTAAATGAAGAAGAAGTTCAAAAAATTTTAAATATTTTAAAATCTTGTGATGAAGAAACATGGGAAATTACATCTAAAGAAAAACAAAAGAAAGATTATAAATCAGAAAAGTCTCGTGAGGGCGACAAAAAAAATTGGTATGGAATGACTTTAGATTTAACATCTAGAGTAAATTCTAAAAATTATTTTCCACAACTTCCTCATGAATTTTTAATTCAAAAAGAATTTGAAATTAAAAAATTAGTAGAAAAAAGGTTTAAGGACCCTCTTATATTACAATTGTCTGGTCTACATAGATGGAGACCTGGGAGAGAACAGCAACCACATATAGACTATTACGACTCTTCAGAAGATCATGATTTTGAAATGTTAGAAAAATATAATCTACCAAAAGATGCATTAGAAGAATTTGAAAAAGATTTTAATGACAAACATTATTCTTCTTTAGTTTATTTTAATACAGATTATGTTGGCGGAGAACTGTATATGCCTCAATGGAATTGGGAGATCAAACCAGAACCAGGGATGTTAATTTGCTTTAAAGGAGATGAAAATCATCTTCATGGAGTAAAAATGATTGAAGAAGGCATTAGATACACCTGGTCTATTTTTTGGACAAAAATGGAGTGGGCTCTTAAAAATAAACTTCCAATGTTAAAGTAGGTAATCATGCCAGTTTATGAATACAAATGCATTATATGCGAAAATGTTAAAGAAATCACTAAATCTATTAACGAAGCAACAATGACAGAGCTTTGTGAAAAATGTGGTGCTGCAATGGTTAAACAGTATGGATCTTTTGGTATACAGTTTAAAGGTTCTGGGTTTTATAAAACAGATAACGCTAAGTAGTTAGATGATATAATTAAATAAGCAAACATAGTTTTGCTTAGGAGATTATAGTTGACTAGAACTAAATTATGGAGACTCTCATTAGCCGCTATATTAGGATTTGGTTGGCTATTTATGACTCCTGCTTCTTATAGTGATGATCCGTTAAGCATAGCCGCTCAAGAAATAGCAGAATTAAATGAAAAGGTTGGCAACCTTAATGAAGAACAGGCTACACAAGATTTAATAGATATAGCAGAATCTAAATATGATGCAGCCGTTGCCGCAAAGACAAATAGAGATAATAAAATAGCTGCTTATGATGATGCAGTTGAGGCTGAAGCAACAGCATTATCTGAAAAAACAGCAGCACAAAATGCAGTAGATGGTCAAACAGTAACAGTTGCTACCGCATTAACAAATAAAAACAATGCTCAAGATGCTTTAGATGTAGCCAATGTAAACCTTTCAAATACTCCAGTTCCATCAAATGGTGGACAGGGAGTAGCATTTCAAATATATCCAATGGTAAGAAGTGGTAGCACAGCAGTTCTTCCGCCTAATCCTGGATTAATATGCCAAGGATCTATACCTACATTTTATACATACGCTGGAGACTGGGCAATATGTGGTGCTTCACAAAACATGATAGGCATATTTACAGCCACACTAACAGTTCCTAATGACATTAACGATGTCTACTTTGCAGCATATACAGACGATGGATCTAGAATATATGTAGATGGAGTTTTAGAATCATCATTATGGCGTGAACAAGGGGCTACATGGAGTCCGTACACAAGACATTTTAATACAACAACAGATAAAACTCTTCAATTAGAAGTGTGGTGGTACAACGGCGGAGGCCCAGGAGTAATGCACCTTGGATGGGGTCATAGCGGAATTTGGTCTGGCATACCTTCACAGTTCTTATCATATGGACAAGGATCTACTCAAGCAGAAATAGATGCATATAATACAGCAGTTGCTGCACAACAAGCAGCACAAGCAACATATGATGATAAATTATCTATATACAATTCAGCTAACTCTACTTTAAATACATACAATCAAACATTATCTACAAAGACTGCTGCATATAATACTGCGGTTTCTAATACCGCCACAGCATTAACAGATAAAAATAATGCAATTGCGGCTTATGATCAAGCAATAATAGATATGAATGATGCAATAGATGATGCTTGGGATTCATATAACTCTACTTGGCAAATAGAAGAGCAACAGAGAGTTCAAGCAGCAATTGCGGCAGCTATGGCAAATCAACCACAGCCTACACCAGAATCAACAATTGCTCCTACGCCTGAGCCTTCTCCTGAGCCATCGCCTGAGCAAACAAAACCAGTCGATCCCACTCCAGAGCCAAGTTCTGATACCACAGATGAACCGACGACAGAACCAACTGTTGATCCAGAGCCCACTGTTGAGCCTTCACCAGAGCCTTCACCTCTGCCATCGGATATAGATCCAAAGCCAACTCCTGAACCAAAGCCAACTCCTGCTGAACCTTCTGAAAAACCATCACAACCTAATGCTATCACAGAAGAAACGGCAAATCTAATTGCAGATTTAACAAGTAAGGACACATTAACTAAACTGACCCCAGAACAAAAAGCGGCGGTAGCAGAAGGTCTTGGTATATCAGTAAAAGAAATAGCCCTTGTAGCTAATTTAGCAAAGTCTGATGAATCTATTGCACAGGCTTTGGAGCAATTTGGTGATAGAATTAAAGAGAATGCAAACGCTCCAATGCCGTATACTTTAGCAGATGCAACTACTGAAATAAAAGCAGAAGCTTTTCTTGCAGATCCTCTTGGAATGTTAACAGATATAGATTTTGAAAAATTGCTGAGCCCTACAGAATGGGGTAAAGATATGACAGATGATCAAAGGGAAAAAGCACAAGAAGTAGTTATTCCAGTTATCATTGCGTCAAACATTGTGGCAGCAGCCATGACAAGGAGGATAGGATGAAAATAATTAAAGCAGTCCTAAACTATGCTTGGGAAGTAATTAAAGAAAGTATCGCTCAGATATTTACTCTTTTAGGCTTTTTTATAGCCTGGCTTACCCTTACTGGAACGGCACAACAAGTCGTTGGAGTAGCAACTGTAATTTCTACAGTTATTTGGTTGGCGACTATTCCATTAAGAAAGGAAGACTAAAATGAGCTCTGGACAATACAAGCCTCATCATGGCTTTAATCCAATTCAAATTAAAAATGGTTGGATAGTTAGAATGAGAAAAGATGGCACAATAAAGTCTTATATAGAAAAATACCCTAGGGTAGATAAAAAATCTCAAAAGTAGTATAATATATACATGGACCAATACAAGGTTAAAATAGAAGCGGATTTAGAAATTGAGGCTTTTTCGCCTGAAGATGCCGTAGACTATGTAAAAGATATTATTGGTTCAGATCAAGAAGTAAAATCAATAAATGTAAAAAAAGTTGTAAAAATTAATTAAATTCGATTGACAAGGCCCTGTGGAAAACAGTATAATATATACCACGGGGCTTTCCCTTTGGTCCATAGCTCAGTCGGCAGAGCGGGAAGCTGTTAACTTCTAGGTCCCTGGTTCGAGTCCAGGTGGACCAGCACGAGAAAAGAGAAAAAGTGTTAGTAAAAGAAAACAAAGTAAATCAGCTTATTAAAAATTTTAAAACAGATTATCAGGATGCTTTCTGGGACGGCTACACGTTAGTTGTTTGGAAAAGAGATGCTTCTGGTTTTTCTAATAAGCGGGGCATGTTTAGAAATAATACATGGGGTCTAACAAATAGATTTGCCATGAATGATAAGGGGACATGGGAACTCCCTGACAGATATGTCAAATATATTAAATGATCTAGGTGTAGACCCAGATGATTTTGAATGGTGGCATCTTGCGGTATGCAATGGGATGGACACAAACTTATTTTACGATAAGTATGAAGCAGATTTTAACATAGCTAAAAGCATTGACGAGTGTTGCATTAGTTGCCCAGTAGCCAAAGAATGTCTACGAGCAGGCAATACAAACAATGAATACGGAGTATGGGGCGGAATATACCTTACTTCTGGTACAACAGATAAATCACGTAATATTCATAAAACTGAAGAAGTGTGGAATAGATTAAAGGTAAAGCATGGACATTAATCAATGGACAGGTGAAATAAATAAACCAGTATTCTACACAAAAGAAATGGCTAAGAAAGTAAGAGAAATAAAACAACCAGTCCATGGTTTACAAATGGATATAGTTAAGTTTCCAGATTTTTTAGCAATTAGGTTATATGAATCTAATTTCATGCAGTATGGAGATTCTGAAAGAATGAGAATCATAGACTACATTGAAATGGTAAAGCGTGTCTTAGAATCTTATGGGGTTCGTGTTGAACTAGAGGGAGCCAAAGGTGAAAGAATATTACGATAAATATCTGATTGTGTGGTTACATGAAGAACAAGTTTATGGAGATGTAGAATCTTTAGGAACATATGCTTCTGTAGTTAGATATAAAAAAGACGGCATTGATTATGAAGAAACAATTGAAAATAGTGATTTTACAATTATGGATGAATTTGTAATTTCACATGTAGAGGAAGATTAATGGAAAAAATTCTTTGTTATTCTTGCAACAAAAGTAAGAATAAGTTAAACACAAAAAAATCAGCATTGCTAACAATTAACTTGTTGATGTGTGAAACATGTATTGTGTCTAAATTTGAGCCACGCTGGACAATTATTTTGGCTGGCAGGCAGTTTGGCCCAGATCATGTTAAGGACTACATTATTAAAAAGCGCTATATTGGTCAACCAATATTAGCAGATGAGCTCTTAGTTTAAAATACATTTTTTGATATAATTGTCATATAATGTTTAATATGACAACTTCAGAAACAATATTGATGCTATTAATGGCAGTCTTTGGAGGTTCTGCTGCCAAATTAATAGAAGCTTGGGGCAAGCGTAGTTCCCGTAAAGCATATGAAGAAGATATTGAGCATAGCAAAATTGAGCTTAAATTAGAATTAGAAAAACTTAAAAATGCCTTGCTAATGTCTGAGAATGAATTGTTAATTTGGCAAGCAAAATATTACGAAACCCTTGAAAAATTAGCCAAGGTAAATTATGAATTAAGCGAATTAATGTCCAAACTAACCTTAAAATAGAGCTGGACATCAAATTTACAATATTATACAATAGGTATATGATATCTGAAAAAAGACTTAAGTGGTACGGCATTGGCTTAACCACAATTGTAAACATAGCTATAGCTTGGTTTATGTACCACAGATGGCAATCTGGTCAAGATCTTTTAGTCCCAATCATTCTTTTATTGGTTCTTAAGATAAGAATCAATCAATATCTTCAAGAGCAAAAAGTAGAAAACTTAATACAACTATTAAACAATAAAACTAAACTAAGAAAGAATATATAAATGACTTGTGTCGTTGGACTCATCAAAAGCGGAAAAGTTTATATGGGATCTGATTCAGCAGCCGTTGATGAAAAAGGCGGACACATCTTTGCTCAAAAAAGTCCAAAGGTTTTTACAGTAGGACAATTTGGAATAGCATTTGTTGATAGTTTTAGAATGGGTCAAATTCTTCAATATGAGTGGGTTCCACCAAGATTTACTGGAAGTCCAAAAGCTTTAGATAAATTTATGAGAACTAAGTTTGTTGACTCAGTTAAAGATGCATTTAAAGGCGGAGGTTATGGAAACTTTGGTCCGAATGTTGAAGACGGAGATCAAGGTGGAATATTCCTAGTTTCAGTAAGAGGAACAGGCAGACTTTTTTATGTAGATGATGATTTTCAGGTTGGAGAAAACATTATTCCATATTATGCAGAGGGTATAGGTATGGACTTTGCCCTAGGCTCATTACATTCAACTCAAAACATGAGAGATCCTTATAAGCGTATGGAGTTAGCATTGTCTGCAGCATCTCAATTCTCTGTGGGAGTATGCCCACCTTATCATTATATAGAATTATAACTATTGACAAACCAAACTACATTTAATAGAATAGAGCAATGAATAAAATAACAAAGGTCGCATTGACCACAATACTTATACTTACTACTATAGCAGGATGTTCTGCATTAAAGGCTCAAGCTGAGCCAATTAAGCCATCAGTTGTAATTTTAGATACATCAATTGATGCCTCACTTCCAATTTTTAAAGAAAGAGTTATTCAAGAAGTATGTGTTTTGGAGAATGTTTTAACAGTATGCCCAAACAATACTCAATTCCAGGAAGGTTCTGGATCCGCATCTAGCCTTGCTCCTCAAATTCTTAAATCTGCAGGATTTAGACATGGAACAGCAATGGCTTCAATTGCAGTTAAAACTAATGCATATGTTAACGTAGTTTTTGTTAGAATTGTTGGATACTATAACGGATATAGAGTAAATCCAACAGCAACATCAGTTACACGAGCATTGGATTGGGTAATTGCTAACAAAGACAAATATAATGTTGCTGCAGTTGCAATGAGCCAAAGTACTCATGACGCAGCCACTTTAAAACAACTATGTCCAAATAATTTAATTACTCCTTATGCTGATAAGCTTAAGCAATTAAACGTTGCCCTATTCTTCCCAGCAGGTAATGACGGAGATTTAAAACAAGTAGATTATCCAAGTTGTATCCCACAGGCAATTACAGTAGGCTCTGTAGATGAAAGAAATATTATTGCAACTTATAGCAATGGAACTCCTTCTCAAGTTGATTTCTATGCTTTAGGCCATCACAGAAATGCTGTGTTTCCAGGTGGAGAAATAACAACTGTAGTTGGCACATCTGCAGCAAATCAAGTAGCAGCAATGCAGTGGGCTACTGTAAAAATGGTTAGGCCAAGCTTAACATATGATGAACTTTATAATCTTTTAAAATCCACTGCTACAATTGTAGAGAACGGCAAAGTAAAGGGCGGTTCTTTAATTAATATAGAAAAGGCAACCAAATAATGGAAAAAGATCCAATGATCGAAAAGCAACAAAGCATGCTTGAAGGAATTGTCTCAGACATCGTTGTTGAGGTATATCAGAAATGGTTTAATCAATTACCTGAAGAGCAGCAAAAGAATGAAGAGTCAATTGCTACGCTGGGCAAGAATGCTGCAGACGTAACTTACTTTGTGGTACAACGCTTTATGGATAAATTCAATGAGGCAGCAGCACAAATTAAGGCAGAAGAAGAGCAATCTAAGGACAATGCCTAGAATCGCCTTGGTAAATTCCGCAATATATGATATCATTGAACCTGATAGTTCGTTTGATACAGAGCTTGTAGATATCCCTCAAGCAATACTTGACAGATATGACAAGGTTATGGAAGAATTCTGGGACGTTCAAAATGAACTAGAACAATATCAAAGAGCACAGGAGACTGATTAGTGTTATTAACTGACAGTAACTTTGACTCTGTTGTTGCAGAAAATCAAATAGTTTTAGTAGACTTTTGGGCAGAATGGTGCGGACCTTGTAAAAAAGTTTCACCAATTTTAGATGAAATATCTAAAGAAAAAAATCTGCTTGTGGCTAAGATAAACGTTGACGAAAACGCAATTAAGCCAAAAGATTATGATGTGGTATCAATTCCAACCATGATCTTGTTTAAAGATGGACAGCCAGTAGTGAGAATTACTGGTGCAAAACCAAAACATGTTTTGTTAAAAGAGTTAGCAGAACACATTTAATCTCTACGCTCAAATTGAGGTAGATAAACTAAGGAGAAAAAAAGAATGAAATCATTCAAGAAGATCGCTCTAGCCGTGGTTG